TTACTGGCTGGCCCACAGGATGCGGGCGACCCAGGTAACCTCTTCAGTGGTGAGGCTGCGGCCCTGGTGGGCGGGGTTGATTGAGGCCAGCTCGATACGCCGGGCGGTTTGGCGCACCAGTTGCTTGACCATCACCTCGCCCTCGATGGTGCGGACAACGACGCGGTCGCCGCGCCGGACCGAGGCGGCGGGCGAGACGATGACCAGATCGCCGTCGCGATACAGCGGCTCCATGCTGTCGCCCGACACCTCAAGGGCATAGGCGTGGGGGTCACCGACCTCGGGAAACGGGATCTCGTCCCACGAGCCGCCGACTGGATAGCCGGCGTCGTCGAAAAAGCCACGGTCGCCGGCTTGGGCAAAGCCGATCAACGGCAGGTGGCTGGCCTGGCGCGTGGCGGTGCTGCCGTTGCCGCCGTTAATGTGGCCGATCAGATCGGTCAGGGTGGCACCGGTCGCATCCAGCACCTTGGCGACGCTTTCCGTTGACGGCCAGCGCGGCTTACCCTCGCGGGTAATGCGTTTGCTCTTGTTGAAGGTGGTGGGGTCCAGTCCTGCCCGGCGCGCAAGCGCGGACGCCGTCAACCCATAGTCGCGGGCAAGGGCGTCGATCGCGGCCCAGATGTCAGCGTGTTTCAGCATGGGAAGATGGTCTCGCAATCTCAGGTTTTGGTCAGCAGGAATATCAGCCTAGCACTCTTGACACCCAAGGGGTGCTTCCGGCATCAATGTTCACGTTTAGTTCTAGTTAGGAGCATCCGTCATGCGTGTGGCAAAGTTTGCGGCCAGACCATTGAGTGAGCGGAACGTCCAGCCATTCGACTGTGCCGAGGAAGCGTGGCTGTGGTTCTCCCGCTGCCAATTAGCCCGTATTGAGGGTGTCCGCTTTACCGCAGATTGTGGTGATGTGGCGCGCCCCTGCGACCCCGACGACATCTATCGCGCGGTCGCCCGGCTGGTGCGCGGCAACCAGCTCGCCCCCGCTCACGTCGCCGTCCTGGGGCGCTTTGGATGCCGCGGTGCGCCGCCGGATCCGTGGGCTGGCGACACTGCCGGCGACGCGCGGCTGTGGCAGGAGGCGCTGGCGCGCCTGGAGCTGCTGCTGCGTGCCAAGGGGATCGTCTCGTGACCGGCGGCGGTGAGTCTCCCGGTTGGAGCCAGGCCTTGGTGGTGTTTTGCGATGCCACCGAATTGTGGTGGCTGCGCCCGTTGCGGCGGGGCTTCCGCCACTGCTTCATCGCCCTTGCCGTCGAGGGCGGTTGGATCGTGGTCGATCCGTTGTCGCACGTCACCGCCGTTGCACATTTTCCGATCGGCCAGGAATTTGATCTTGGGGCCTGGTATCGGCAACAAGGCCTTACGGTCGTTTGTGTGCAAAAAAATTCACCTGAAAGGAGAGTGGCGCCCATCCTCCCATCCTCCTGCGTCGAAACGGTGAAGCGGATTCTGGGAATCCACGCCGCCACCGTGTGGACGCCGTGGCAGCTTTATCGGTACCTGAACAAAAGCAGAACATTTCCGTTGACGGCGTCGGAATTATAGGTCTATAGTCAGTTCATCAACGCCAGAGCTGCGTCTAACGCCCGACAGGATAAGGAAATCCTGTCGGGCGTTGCCGTTTGGGCATTGTGAATAAATTTCCATGAATGGAGGTCCTTCCATGGGCGGTTTCTTTGGTGGGAGTGCCCCGCCGGCCCCGGTCTATACCCCGCCGGCGCCGGCGCCGGTGGCGGAGCCGGCCACAACCGATCCCGCTGCCGAGGCGCGCAAACAGCGCGAGGAGGCGGTGGCGCGCAATCGCCGGGGCCGTGCCGGCATGGTGGCCACCTCGGATCGTGGTGTGCTGTCGCAAGGCGCTTCCGGTGGCAAATCCTTGCTGGGGGAATAATCATGGCGCAGACCGACGAGGTGCTGGGGCCCGACCGTGATCCAGCGCAATTGCTTAAACGCTTCGCCAGGGCCAAGCAGCGCCGCTCGGCATGGGAGGCCCATTGGCAGGAATGCTACGACTACGCGTTGCCGTTACGCGACGCCGTGTTGTACCAGCCCGCTCCCGGCGAAAAGAAGGGGGACCGGCTGTTCGATGGCACCGCGCCAGACGCGGTGGACCAGTTGGCCGCCAGCCTGCTGTCGGAACTGACGCCGCCGTGGGCGCAATGGTTCGGGCTGGCGCCGGGTGCCGAATTGTCCGCCGCCGAGCGCGAACAGGTGGCGCCGGTGCTGGAAAAAGTCGGCGCCGTGCTGCTGTCCCATTTCGATCGCTCCAACTTCGCCATCGAAATGCATCAATGCTACCTGGACGTGGTGACCGGCGGCACCGCTTCGCTGCTGTTCGAAGAGGCGCCGCCCGGCGAGCCGTCGGCGTTCCGCTTCACCGCCGTGCCGCTGGGGCAGGTGGTGCTGGAGGAAGGCGTGGATGGCCGCCTGAACGTGACCTTCCGCCGCTCCGAGCTGACCATGGCCGGACTGCGGACGCGTTTCCCCGCTGCCCAATTGCCCGCGGCGGTGGTCAAGCAGGCCGAGGACGATCCCGAGTGCCGTTTTGCCGTGGTCGAGGCGGTGGTACCGGCGGCATCGGGTCATTTCTTCCGCTACGCGGCGGTGCTTGAGGATGAGGGGGCGGACGACGTGGTGCTGGCCGACGGCCGCTTCGAACTCAGTCCGTTCATCAACTTCCGCTGGCTCAAGGCCCCGGGCGAGATCTATGGCCGGTCGCCGGTGATGAAGGCGCTGCCCGATATCAAGACTGCCAACAAGGTGGTGGAGTTGGTGTTGAAGAACGCCACCATCGCCGTGACCGGCATCTGGCAAGCCGACGACGATGGCGTGCTCAACCCGGCCAACATCAAGCTGGTTCCCGGCACCATCATCCCCAAGGCGGTGGGCTCGGCCGGCCTGAAACCGCTGGAAGCGCCGGGCAATTTCGACATCTCGCAACTGGTGCTCGACGATCTGCGCAAGCGGATCCGGCATGCGCTGCTGGCGGACAAGCTGGGGCAGCCCGATGCCCCACGCATGACCGCCACCGAAGTGCTGGAGCGGTCGTCCGAGATGGCGCGCCTGCTGGGCGCCACCTATGGCCGCCTGCAATGCGAGCTGTTGACGCCGCTGGTGCTGCGGGCGGTGTCGATCCTGCGCCGCCGTGGCGAGATCCCCGAACTGGTGATCGACGGTCACGCCATCGACTTGCAGTACAAATCGCCGCTGGCGCAGAACCAGGCCCAGCGCGACGCACAGAACATGCTGACCTGGCTGTCGTCGCTGGGCCAGTTGGGGCCGTCGGGTCTGGCGGTGGTGGATGCGGCGGCAACCGCCCGCTGGCTGGGCCGTGCCTTCAATATCCCCGCCGAGCTGATGGTGGCTTCGTCCGGGGGCGGCGGCCATGGCGCATGATCCCGGCTGGACGTGGTTCGAGCCGGCGCCGCAAGCGCCCGACGACGATCACCGGCTGCGGCTGGGCCGGATTTTCGCCCGCCTGTTCAGTGGCGCCGACGGCGACATCGCGCTGGCCTACCTCACTCAACTGACGACCGAGCGTTGCCTGGGACCCGACTCGTCGGATGCCGCCCTGCGGGCGTTGGAAGGGCAGCGCCAGTTGGTGCTGCACCTGCAATCACTGATCCGGCTGGGCCGCGCCGGCACTTGAAGTCATTTCGGAAAGGAGAACCCCAATGCTGTACGAAGATTCGCTGGAGCCGACCCCGGCCGAGCAGGACCGGCCCAATTCGGTGCCCGAGAAGTTCTGGGACCGCCAGAACGGCACCATCCGCACCGATGCACTGTTGCGCGCCTATCTGGAACTGGAGCGCCGCATGCACTCCATGGTCAAGGTGCCGGGCGCCGATGCCGGCGACGAGGAGTTGCGCTCGTTCCGCGCGGCGCTGGGCATTCCCGACTCGCCTGACGGCTACCAGATCGCCAGCAGCCACGAGATGCTGAGCAGCGATCCGACGGTGAACCAGCGCCTGCACGATGCCGGCTTCACCGCCGATCAGGCCCAGTTGGTCTATGATCTGGCGCATGAATGCCTGTTGCCGATGCTGGAGCGCATGGATGGCGAGTATCAGCAGCGCCAGCATCTCGACCGCCTGCGTGCCCATTTCGGCGGCGACGCCCGCTGGACGGAAACCGCCCGGCAGGTCTCGGCCTGGGGCAAGGCCAATCTGCCCGGCGACGTTTATCAGGTGCTGTCGCGTTCGCCCGAGGGCGTGATCGCGCTGGAACGCATGATGGCATCGGGCGAGCCGGCCATGGGCCGGGCGCAATCGGCCAAGGACGAGGCGCCGTCGGAAGCCGAACTGAAGCGGATGATGCAGGACCCGCGCTATTGGAAGAGCCGCGACCCCGCCTTTATCGACAAGGTGTCGTCGGGCTTCCGGCGGCTGTACGGCGGCTAGGATGGATAAGGGAAGGCGTCCTCTCCCGCATGCGGGAGAGGACGCCAATTCCGGGATCAGCGGCGCAGGTCGTTGAGGTTTTCGACGCCCAGGCGGCGCAGCGACTCGGTCTTTTCCAGGGCGCGGCGCACGGAATCCGACGCCTCGTCGATCATCTTGCGCAGATCGTCCACATAGCGGCGCATGGTGTCCGAGACCGTGCGGAATTCCTTCTCGTGGACGCCGGCGGCGGCGGCCTCGATCGCGATGTTGGTCGCGATGGAGTCGGACTGGCTTACCACTTCCTCGACGCCGTGGGCGCGGCGCGAAAGGTCTTCCACGTTGGTGGACAGGGTGTCGAGCTTGTCCACCAGCGACCGCATGGCATCGGCGAAAGTGGCGCTGTCGCTGCCCGAGTTTTCCTCGATGTGACGCAGCTCCTTGAGCTCGTCCTCGATCTGCTCGGACAGGGTGTCGGTGCGGCCGCGCTGCTGGTTCATCTCCCCACGGATCTGGGCCAGACGATTGACCAGTTCGCGGGTGTACTGGGTCAGCGCGCGGACGGCACGGCCTTTGTCACCGGCGCGGCCAGCCGCCAATTCGGCGTTCAGCGACAGAATACGGAGGTTTTCCGCCAGTTCATCCAGCTCCCCGAAGGCGTGGAAGGCGCGGCGGCAATCCGCCAACAGCGCGTTGGCGCGCCCTTCGATGCGCTCGGTCCGCAGGGTGGTGCCGGTATTGCGCGTCGTTTGCACGGTTTCGTTCATGACGTTGCTCAAATCCCTTCCCGCCCCGGAACGTGACTCACAGGGCCCCGATCATAACCATTTTCCCCGCAGGGGACAGCGGGAAAATTGTCAGTTCCGGCGCTCCGGCTCCCCTCTCGGCCGTCGAGCGCCGCACCCTCCCCCGCGCCCCCCAGGGCGCGGCGCGGGGGAGGGAATGTTTCCGCATTTTTCAGCTTTCCGCCGCGCGGAGAACCGGGCTTGCCCGGCCCGCCCGGCTTCCCGCGCCTCGCCGCCGGCGGCCCAACGGCCAGAACCGGATGGCGGGGCGCCCGAACCTTATCGCAACACAAGGACCGCAATCATGTCTGTCAGCGTCATTAACGCCTATTCCAAGGATTACGGCGCCCAGGTGCATGCCGCCTTTCAGCGGCAGGGCTCGAAGCTGCGCAACGCCGTGCGCACCCGCAACAACGTCACCGGCGCCATCGCCGTGTTCCAGAAGGTGGGCAAGGGCAGTGCCAGCACCAAGGCCCGCCACGGCAAGGTGCCGGTGATGAACGTCGATCACCAGACGGTGGAATGCCAGTTGTACGACTATTACGCCGGCGACTGGCTGGACAAGCTCGACGAGCTGAAGGTCGAACACGACGAGCGCGCCGTGCTGGTCAATGCCGGCGCCTATGCCTTGGGCCGCAAGACCGATGAACTGATCATCGCCGAACTCGACAAATCGTCCAATTACGCGCTGGACGGCACCACCGGCCTGACCCGCGACAAGGTGCTGGCCGCCTTCGAGATGCTGGGCGAGGCCGACGTGCCCGACGACGGCGAGCGCACCGCCATCGTCGGCTGGAAGCAGTGGTCGGATCTGCTGGAAATCCCGGAATTCGCCGATTCCGATTATGTCGGTCCCGACGAACTGCCGTGGAAGGGCACCCAGGCCAAGCACTGGCTGGGCACTCTGTGGATGCCGCATTCGGGCCTGAGCAAGGCCGGCAACGTCCGCAACTGCTTCTGGTTCCACAAGACCGCCGTCGGCCACGCCATCGGCTCGGAAGTCAAAAGCGAGATCACCTATCACGGCGACCGTGCCGCCTGGTTCATCAACAACATGATGAGCCAGGGCGCGGCGCTGATCGACCCCGCCGGCATCGTCAGCATGCGTTGCCTGGAAGCGTAAGGAGCTTTTCACGATGGCTTATCAGTCCAAGGATCTGTCGGTGCTGGCCTATGCCAATGGCTTCACCCTGTGGCACTACACCACCGCCGACGCCGCCACCGCCGTCGATACCGCCGGCTATTTCAACGCTGCCGTCGATATGTTGCGCACCGGCGACATGATCATCGCCAACGTCGACACCGCCACCGCCCCCAAGGCCGGCCTGTTCCTGGTATCCACCGCCTCGGCCGGCGTGGTTGACGTCAACGACATGACCCAGATCGGCGCGGCCGACGCCCGCTGATCCAACCTTCATCGCATCTTCCCGCGGGCCGGCTTCCGTGATTGCGGAGCTGGCCCGCGGGCTTTTACGGAGACCCCGCCATGGCATTGTCGGCCATTGCGCTGTGTTCGCGCGCACTGTTGAAAATCGGCGCCGCTACCATCGCCTCGTTCGACGAGGGTTCGGCCGAAGCCGAAGTGGCGGCCAATCTCTATCCCTCGCTCCGCGATGCGCTGATTTCGGCGCATCCGTGGAATTTCGCCACCGGCCAGACCAATCTGGCGCGGCTGGCGGCGCAGCCGCTGGCCGATTACGCCTATGCCTACCAGTTGCCGACCGATTTCCTGCGGGCATTGTCGGCGGGCGTCGGCGGCCAGGGCTACGGCGTGCCCTATCGCATTGCCGAAACGCGGCTGCATGCTGACGCCGGTGAACTGGTGCTGACCTACATTTTCCGCCCCAGCGAAGCGTCGTTTCCGCCGTTCTTCGATCAGGCACTGATCGCCCGCCTGGCCGCCGAGTTCTGCATTCCGCTGACCGAAAGCTCGGCGCGTGCCGACCTGCTGTACCGGCTGGCCGAGGACGAATTCCGCCGCGCCAAGCTGGCCGACGGCCAGCAGGATACCCCGCTGGCGATCACCGATTTCCCGCTGGTGGATATCCGCTCATGACCATCACCCTGACGAAAACCAACTTCACCGCCGGCGAGCTCAGCCTCGACATGCTGGGGCGCGGCGACCTGTCGGCCTATGCCAATGGCGCCAAGCGTTTGCGCAACGTCTTCATCGCGCCGGTGGGCGGGGTCTCGCGCCGTGCCGGGTTGCGCCATGTGGACGTGGCGCGCGGTCCGGGCCGGCTGATCGCGTTCGAGTTCAATACCGAGCAGAGTTACCTGCTGGTGGTGACCGCCTATCACATCGACGTCTATGCCGACGGCGTGAAGGTCGCCGATTTCGCAGCACCCTGGAGCGGCGCGCAGATCGGCCAACTGCGCTGGAGCCAGACCGCCGATACCCTGCTGGTGGTTCATCCCGACGTTGCCCCGCGCAAGATCACGCGGACCTCGCACGTTGCCTGGACCATCGCCGAATGGAGCTTTTACCAGAAGGACGGAGCCGTCTATCAGCCGACCCACAAATTCGCCGCCGATGAGGTGACGGTGCAGCCGTCGGCCACCTCGGGCACGGTGACGCTGACCGCTTCGGCGGCGGTGTTCCAAGCCGCCCATGTGGGGGCACGTTTCCGCCTGAAGCAGAAGGAGGTGGTCATCACCGCCGTGGCTTCTGCCAGCCAGGCGACCGCATCGGTCAGTCAGACCCTGGTGGACACCGCCGCCACCACCGACTGGGAGGAGCCGGCTTTGTCGCCGTTGCGCGGCTGGCCGGTTTCGGTGTGTTTCCATCAGGACCGGCTGGTGATTGGCGGGTCGCGCGATTTGCCCAACCGGCTGTGGCTGTCCAAGTCGTCCGACCTTTTCAACTTCGACCTGGGCGAAGGCCTGGATGACGAAGCCATCGAGTTCGCTCTGCTGTCTGATCAGGTCAATGCCATCCGCGCCGTGTTCTCGGGCCGTCACTTGCAGGTCTTCACCTCGGGGGCGGAATGGATGGTGTCGGGCGATCCGCTGACGCCGGGCAACATCCAGTTGCTGCGCCAGACCCGGGTCGGCTCGCCGGTGGATCGGCAAGTGCCGCCCCGCGATGTCGATGGCGCCACCCTGTACGTGTCGCGCAATGGCCGCGATCTGCGCGAGTTTCTGTATGCCGATGTCGAACAAGCCTATCAGTCCGCCGACATCGCCATGCTGGCCAAGCACATGATGGTGGCGCCGGTGGATCAAGACTACGACCCAGGCCGGCGTCTGTTTCATGTGGTGATGGGCGACGGCACCCTTGGCACCGTGACGGTCTACCGTACTGAAAAGGTGACGGCATGGACCAAGCACGAGACCCAGGGCGGCTTCCGCTCGGTCGCGGCGGTGGAGGGCGAGGTCTATGTGCTGGTCGAGCGTTTCGGCGTCACCATGATCGAGCGTTTCGACGATGGCCTGGCCCTGGATTCGGCCATGACCGGCACGGCGGATACCGCCAAGGTGCGGTGGAGCGGTCTGGCGCATTTGGAGGGGCAGACGGTCCGCATCCTGGCCGATGGCGGTGCGTTGGAGGAGGCTGTGGTCAGCGATGGCGCCGTTACTCTGCGCGAGCCGGCGCGCGAAGTGCAGGTGGGCCTTGCCTATGCCCACGAAATCGAGCCGCTGCCGCCGGTGGTCCAGTCGGCCAGCGGCGCCGGTCCCGGCAGCGTGGTGCGCTTGGTGCGGGCGCGGTTCCGCCTGCTCGACGCCAAGGCGCTGCACCTCGACACTGGCAAGGGGCTGACCGCCATTCCGTTCCGCCGGTTTGGACGCCATCAGTTCGACGCCGCGCCGCCGGCCTTTTCCGGCGACGTTCAGATCCGCGCCATCGGCTGGCGGCGGGATGCCTTCCAGCCGCTGTGGCGCATCGTTCAGGACGTGCCGTTGCCCTGCACCATCCTGGCCGTTGCCACCGAAATGAAAACGGCGGAATGACAAGGAACGAAACATGATCGAACACATTCAGATCAATGCGGTGGAGCCGCGCGTGCAGTACGACGCCGATGGCCTCCAGATGGCCTTCACCTTTCCGTTCGCGGTCTTCAAAGCCGACGACCTGGAGGTATGGCTGGACGAGGTGCAGGCGGTCGGGGGCTTTGCCGTCTCGGGCGTTGGCGTCTCGGCGGGCGGCTCGGTGCTGTTCGCGGTGCCGCCGGCCAGCGGGGTGCGGGTAACCTTGCGCCGCCGCTTGGCGCCGGCGCGGATCAGCGACTTTCAGGCCGATGGCATCATTCGCGCCAAGACGCTGAACGACGAACTGGATTATCAGGTCGCCGCCTTGCAGCAGGTGGCGGACGACGTCGCGCGCTGCTTGCAGCGGCCGTTCACCAGTCCCAGCACGGCCGAGCTCAGCTTGCCCGAACCGGAGGCGGGCCGGGCGCTGAAATGGAACAGTACCGCCTCGGGCCTGGAAAACAGCAGCGTCGATGTGGACGAGGCGGCTGCCATCGCCACCGCGCAGGCAAACGCCGCCGCCGCCGCCCGTGCCGCCGCCGATGCCGATCGGACGGCGGTCGCCGCAGACCGCGCCGCGGTCCATGCCGAGCGGTTGGCCGTGGCCGTGGATGCGGCAGCGACCGCCGCCGACCGGGGGGCCGTTGCCGCCGATCGCACGGCGGTAACCGCCTTGCACGATCAGGCGCAGGGTGCGGCCGTGGATGCCGAAGCCGCCGCCCGTTCGGTGGGGGCGCGGCTGGTCGGGGCCAGCGTCACCACGCTCACCATTGCCACGGGTATCCAGTCGCTGGTTGCCGAAGCGGGCAAGGGCTGGGTGGCGGGTATGACAATCACCATCTTCGTCAGCGCGGAACCCGGCCGCTTCATGACTGGCCGGGTGACCCGCTACGATCCAGCCACCGGCCAGTTGGACCTGGATATCGAGGACGTTCAAGGCAGTGGCGCGGCCAATGCCTGGACGGTGGTGCTCAGCGGCCGGCGCGGCATGGCCGGGCAGGGCAGCGGCGATATGTTGGCGAGCAATCTGTTGTCCGAGATCGCCAGCCAAGGAGCCCCGGCGCGCCAGACGGCGCGTGGCAATCTCGGCCTGGGTACCTTGGCGCTACAGGACACCGTCGATGTGGGCAGTGTGACGCTGGCGGCCCCGGCCATCGTCGGGCGCACAGGCCTGGGTGCCGGAAGTGCGGCCGAACTCTCGCTGTCGCAGGTGCTTGATCTGGTCGGCAACGCGGCCCAGGGCGACGTTCTTTATCGCGGTGCCAGCCAATGGATGCGCCTTGCCGCCGGCAACGCCGGCCAGGTACTGCAAAGCGGTGGTGCCAATGGCAATCCGCTCTGGGCGACGGTGCAAAGCATGCCCTATGCCGGTGGCTATCGCGGCTGCTTAGTCTTCACCAGCAGCGGCACCTTTAACGTTCCGGGCGGAGTTACCGAAGTCTGCGTCGACGTTTTCGGCGGCGGCGGCAGCGCAGTCTATGGCAATCGCACCGCCTGTGGCGCTGGTGGCGGACGGGCGATCAAGCGTATCGGCGGGCTGTCGCCCGGGCAACAGATCGCCGTGACCGTTGGCGGCGCCAGTGGAACGTCAAGTTTTGGCGGCTGGGTTTCCGCCACGGGCGGCCAGAGTGCCTACCTCCGTGGCGATGGATACGCCATGGCCCCCACCGCAGCGGGCTATGGCATCGGGGGGGACATCAATTGCCAGGGGTCGCCCGGAAGCCTGACCCTGGGTGGTGGTATCGCTGGCGGCGGTTGGAGCGGTGGCGTTCCCGGTGGTGGCAACAGCGGCATAACCGACGACTGGACCGGTGCCCGTGGCGAAGTCCGCATTTTCTGGTGAGGTGAATGATGAACTATGCCCGTATCGACAGCGGCCGCGTGGCCGAGATCATTACCCTTCCCGATGGGCAGGCGCCGTCTGATTGTTTTGCCGAGGCCATTGCCTTGTCGCTGGTGCCGTGTGATGGCGCCGTCGCGGTGGGTATGACCTGGGACGGCACGGTTTTCGCAACACCGGAGACACCGGAACCCACGCGGGCCGAACGGCGCGAGGCACTGGCTGCCCGCATCACCGCGCTGGAAGCCCAGACGGTTCGTCCGCTTGGCGATCTGCTGCTTTACCGTGCCGACGGCAAGGAGGCCGAGGCCGGGGTGGAGGAGGCGCGCATCATCACCCTGCGCCGGCAGATCGCCGCTTTGCGTGCCGAACTGTTGTCTCTCTAGCCCGGAGCGACCTCATGGCCGAGGATATCGAGGCGCTGCGCCTGGCTGTACAGGACGCGCTGCCCGAACGCGTTCGCGCGGCCCTGGCCGGTTACGACCGCTTCACCGCCGACGAACCGCCGGCTGATGCGAAAGGCTTTGCCGCCTGGCATGCGGCGGCCAAGGCCGCTCTGGCGCATGTGGAGGTTCTGCTGAAGCTGATGCGCTGGGCGGCGGGCGGTTCCACGCCCGAAGCCGGCCCCGACGACCATCTTAACCGCTTGCTGGCCGAGGCGCGCGCCGCCCTCGGCCAGTTGGACGAGGGCGAGCCCGAGGATCTCTGATCTTCGCGTTCCGTCCCATTTCCCAGGCCCGCCGGTTCTCCGGCGGGCCTTTTTCATGTCCACACGAAAGGAAGAGCCATGACCAACAAGGTCGACTACACCGCCAACGGTTCCACCGTGGTGTTTCCCTATCCCTTCGCCATTCCTGCCCCGGTTGCGCTGGAAGTGCGGATCGGCGACGTGATCCAGGACGTGGGCTTCCACATCAGTGGGGCGGGCAGCGCCGATGGCGGCATGGTGGTGTTCGATAGCCCGCCGGCTGCCGGCTCGGTGATCTCGTTGCGCTATCTTGGTGCGGTCAGCGTCAGCATCCAGGATGCCTCCGCCGGCCACCTGACCGACAAGCTGGTGGCGGGCGCCAACATCGCCCTGGAAACCATCACCGGCGAAGGCGGCGTGCAACAGTTGCGCGTCACCGGCACCAACGTGGTGGATGCTCTGGTCAAGAACGCCAATCTGTCGGATCTGGCCGACAAGGCGGCAGCGCGAAGCAATCTGTCGGTCTATTCCAAGGCCGAAACCGACGCGTTGGATTTGGGCGTCAAGGATGCCGCCCTGCTGAAGGCCGGCAATCTGGCGGGCTTGGCCGACGTGGCCGCCGCGCGCACCAATCTCGGCGTCTATTCCAAGGCCGAGAGCGATGCGCTGGACCAAGGTGTCAGGGATGCCGCGTTGCTGAAGAATGGCAACCTGGCCGGACTGGCCGATGTGGCGGTAGCGCGTGCCAATCTGGGCGTCTACTCCAAGACCGAAGACGATGCGGCGATGCAGGCCGTGCGCGATGCCGCCCTGCTGAAGGCCAATAACCTGTCGGATCTGACCGACAAGGCGGCGGCATGCACCGCGCTGGGCGTCTATTCGTCGTCGCAGACCGACACCGTCATCGCCGGTGCCACCGCCCAGTTGTCGGGTGCTGTGCTGCACGCCGACCAGAACCTGGACGACGTCCCCAACAAGGCGGCGGCGCGCACCAAGCTCGACGTCTATTCGAAGGCCGAGACCGATGCCGCGTATGTGGCCCAGGCTCAGAACCTGGCCGATCTCGACGACGTCGCCACCGCGCGCCACAACCTGGGCCTCGACAGTGTCGCCTACCTGAACGCCGCTCAGGACTGGATCCAGCCGCAGCGGTCGCGGGCGGAACAGAGCGCCAATGCCGGCGGCTCGGTGGTGCTGGACTTCTCGCAGTACCAGAACTTCAGCCTGTCGCTGGCCGCCGACATCACCTTCGCCAATCCCACGAACGCGGTGATCGGTCAGAAGGGCACCATCGGCCTTGTTCCCAACGGTTTTGCCATTGCCGGCATGGGCAGTGTGTGGAAGCGCGTGGGCGAGGTCGGCGCCCCCGACGTCATCACCGGCATTGGCCGCATCGACTATCACATCCGTGCGCTCGACCGCATCGAGTACGCCTACAACGACGTGGAGGCCTGATCCATGCTGTCCGACACCATGATGTTGGGAGGCGGCCGAACGGCCGCCTATCCCATCCAAAATTCACTGCTGTTCCGTGGCGGGCAATATCTCAGCCGCACGCCCAGCGTGGCGGGTAACCGTCAGAAGTTTACGATCAGTGCGTGGGTGCGGCGGGCGCAACTGGGCACGGTGCAGAGCATATTTGGCGTTTACGACAACGCGACCTACACCGATAGCGGGCTCTTCAACCTGTATTTCGATGCCGGTGATGCCATTGGCATTTCTGGCGGTGCGACATGGTGGCGCCAGACGACTGCCCGGTATCGCGATACGACCGCGTGGCTGCATGTCGTCTGCTCAGTCGACACGACAAGTCAAACCCTCAGCCTGTACGTCAATGGGCAGCCCATTACTTCGTTTTCTGTCAACAACCCGATAGCGGCAAACCTGCAGACGGCCGTCAATGGCACCGAGCAACACCGGTGGGGCAGCATCAATCAGTCCTCGGCCTATTATTGGACGGAAAGCTACCTTGCCGAACCCATCCTTGTTGACGGCGCGGCGCTGACCGCCGCCAGCTTTGGCGAGGTCGATGCTGTCACCGGGTCGTGGCGCCCGAAGGCTATCAGTGGGATCACTTGGGGCACCAATGGCTGCTACCTCGGCAAGCCGTGGAATGCGGCCAGCTTGGGCGCCGATTACAGCGGACAAGGCAACACCTGGACGTCGTCCGGTTTTGTCGCTTCCGACGTGGTCAGCGACACGCCGGCCAACGTGTTCGCCACGCTGAATCCGCTGAATGCGTCGCCCCAAACCGCGCTGAGCAACGGTAACCTTTCCCTGGCGCCTTATGGAGCAAATAAGCAAAACTACTCCACGTTCCCCATTCCCTCCTCGGGGAAATGGGTGTTCGAAACATCCACTACGGTAAATAATACCGGCGGTGGTGTGGGCGTCACCGTCCGCGGCGCCGATGTGATGAACTCCGGTGCTTCTGGTCCTTTTTATATCTACTTGTCGACATCGGGTAATAAGTATTCGCCAGGGCCAACCCATTCCAGTTATGGCGGGTCGTGGGATGCTTATTCCGATATTGCGGCATGCGTTATTGACCGTGATGCTGGAACCATCGAATTTTTCAAAAACGGCGTTAGCCAAGGTGTGGCGTTCACCGGAGTTTCCTCCAGCCTTGAACTGTATGCGTGGATCGGTGCCAACAACGATCCGTCTGCCGTGCGCACCATCAATTTTGGGCAGCGCACCTTTGCCTATCCGAATGCTTATGGCGCGGCCAAGCCGCTCTGCACCGCCAACCTGCCCGTCCCGGCCATCCGCCAGCCGAAGAAGCACATGGGCGTGGTGGCGTATACCGGCAATGGTGGAACCAAGACCGTGACCGGCGTTGGATTTCAGCCTGATTTCGTGTGGATGAAGTGCCGGAATGCCGTGTCTAGCCACCAGCTTTTTGACAGCGTGCGCGGCGCAGGGAACCGTCTGTATTCTGATCTAACCAATGCCGAAGACTACTTGGCCTCTAGCCTGATTTCGTTCGATGCGGACGGCTTCACGCTTGGGAATTTCGGGCAGAATGCATCGGGCAACGCCTACGTCGCATGGTGCTGGAAAGCTGGTAACACGGCTGTTGCCAATACCGCCGGGACCATTGCTTCGCAGGTGAGCGCCAATCCGGCGGCGGGGTTCTCGATCATCAGTTATGTGGGGACCGCAGCGAACGCTACTGTGGGTCACGGGCTTGCATCATCGCCAGCTTTCATCATTTTTAAAAACAGATCTGCTGGCGGCTCTGCAGCATATAATTGGGCTGTTTACCACAAAAGTGTCGGTGCAACCGGGGCGCTTTGGCTGAATGATACTGCGACGGTAACAACGCATACTTCATTCTTCAATAACACCGAGCCCTCATCTGCGGTAATCACTGTGTCGTCGTCGACACAGGTGAATGCGGCAGACAACAACATAATCGCCTATTGCTGGTCGGAAGTCCCGGGCTTCAGCAAATTCGGCAGCTACACCGGCAACGGCTCCGCCGACGGCCCGTTCGTTCATTGCGGCTTCCGGCCGCGGTGGGTGATCGTCAAGCGGGTGGACGCGGCGGGCGAGTGGTACATGCTCGACACTGCCCGTGATCCGGCCAATCCGGTGGACAACCGGCTGTCGGCGAATTCGGCGGCGGCCGAATTCGCCGATGATGGCTTCAACTCGCTTGGTCTCGACTATCTTGCCGACGGTTTCGAGGTACGGACCGATGGCTGGGGCAACGTCGCCTCCGCCACCTACATCTACGCCGCCTTCGCGGAATACCCGCTGGGTGGCGGCAAGGTGACGCCGGCGAAAGCCCGCTAACGCCCCCGATCCGGCATGCCCCGCCCCCTGCGAAGGGGGCGGGGTTTTTCTTTTTCCTTACATGCACAGGAGGTCCCCATGCATGGCCCGCCCGGGAGGGACGGCGCATGAATGCCGTCGGCTTCCCCGAATTCATCTGGGTGTGGAACGCCAAACTGGGCCAGGATACCCCGCGCCACCACCTGCGCATGGCGCGTTGGTTGGCGGCGCGCTGGCGCGGGCGGCAGCGCGAGATGCTGCTGATGGCGTTCCGTTCCAGCGGCAAATCCACCATCGTCGGCCTGTTCTGCGCCTGGGTGCTGACCCTTGATCCCAACCTGCGCATCATGGTGCTGGCCGCCGATTTCGGCCTGGCCAAGAAGATGGTGCGTAACGTCAAGCGCATCATCGAGCGCCATCCGCTGACCCAGGGCCTCAAGCCGCCCCGGCGCGAGCATTGGGCCAGCGATCAGTTCACCGTCAACCGTCCGGGCGAGCTGCGCGACCCCACCATGGTCGCCAAGGGCATCGGTGCCAACATCACCGGCTCGCGCGCCGAGATCATCATCTGCGACGACGTCGAGGTGCCCAACACCTGCGACACCGCCCCCAAGCGGGCCGACCTGCGCGAGCGGCTGGCCGAGATCGAGTACGTGCTGGTGCCGGGCGGCGCCCAGCTTTATGTCGGCACGCCGCACAGCTTCTACACCATCTATGCCGCCGAGCCCCGCCTGGAAATGGGCGAGGCGCGCCCCTTTCTCGACGGCTTCGCCCGGCTGGAGATCCCGTTGCTGGATGCTGACGGCGCCAGTGCCTGGCCTGAACGCTTTCCGCCCGACAAAATCGCCGGTATCCGCCGCCGCACCGGGCCCAACAAGTTCGACAGCCAGATGCTGCTCAAGCCGGTCAACATTGCCGACGGACGCCTCGATCCCGACCGCCTGCGCCTCTACGACGGCGAGCTGTCCTATGCCGAGGGCAACGGCCAGCCGGTGCTGTCGCTGGCGGGCAAGCGGCTGGTGTCGGCCTCGTGCTGGTGGGACCCGGCCTATGGCGCGCCGGGCAAGGGCGATGCCTCGGTGGTGGCGGCGCTGTTCGCCGATGCCGAGGGCGGTTACTGGCTGCACCGCGTCCGCTATCTGGAACACGATCCCGCCTGCACCGAGGTGGACGAGGCCACCCAACTGTGCCGCCAGGTGGTCGCCTTCGTGCGCGAGCTGTACCTGCCGGCGGTGACGCTGGAGAGCAACGGCCTGGGCCGCTTCCTGCCCGGCCTGCTGCGGCGCGAGCTGGCGGCGGCGGGTCTGCCTTGCGCGGTGATCGAGGTTCACTCCAGCCGCGCCAAGGACCAGCGCATCGTCGATGCCTTCGACGCGGTGCTGGCCGCTGGTGCGCTCAACGCCCACCGCTCGCTGTGGGCGACGCCGTTCGTTGCCGAGATGCGCGAATGGTTGCCCGGTGGCAAGGGCCGCGACGATGGCCTGGATGCCGTCGCTGGCTGTCTGTTGTCGCAGCCGGTCCGTCTGGGGCGCCCCGCCACCGCGCTGGCGCAACGCCGCGAATGGCGGCCGGGCGGTGGCGGCCTGAAGGCCCAGACCGAATTCGAGATTTAAGGAGAACAAAAGTGGATCATTGGAGCCTGGACCTGGCATGGTGGGTGACCGCCGTGGAATTGCCGGCGTTGGGCGGACTGTTCGTGCTGATCTGGCGCACCCGCTCCGAGGCCGACACCCGCATGGACGAGATCGACCACAAGGTCGACGTTGCCAGCAGCCAATCGCGCGAGGCGCTGGCCGCCTACAAGCTGGAGGTGGCCAAGACCTATGCCACCACCGGCACGCTCAAGGACGTGGAACGGCGGCTGACCGAGCATCTGGTACGCATCGAGGCCAAACTGGATGCGGTCGGCGGCGTGGGGGCGCGGCCATGACCGCATCGCCCATTCTGATCATCGACGCCGTTCCCGACGCCGAATCGCAGATGGCGCCGGCAGTGCGCGGCTCGGCGGTGGACGTGCTGGCCCGCACCCTGTGGGGCGAGGCGCGCGGCGAGCCGGTGCGCGGGCTGGAGGCGGTGGCGGCGGTGGTGATGAACCGCGTCCGCCGGGGCGGCTGGTGGGGACATGACGTCGCCTCGGTCTGCACCAAACCCAGCCAATTTTCGTGCTGGAACGCCGGCGACCCCAACCGCGCCAAGCTGGAGCGGGTCGATGAAAACGACCGCATGTTCCGCGTCTGCGTGCGCATCGCCCGGCGGGCGGTCGGCGGCAGCGTCCGCGACCCCACCCATGGTGCCACCCATTACCACGTACGCGGCACGGTGCCCGCCTGGGCCCACGGGCGCGAGCCCTCGGCCGAGATCGGCAATCACCTTTTCTACAACGACGTGGCCTGAGGCCGCGCCCGGTTTCCCAGCCCGCCGGCCCATCCGGCGGGCTTATTCGTGTCTGAGTGAAAGGACTGCGTGATGACTACCCAAGTAATCTACGCCGCCAACGGTGCCAGCACCGTGTTTTCCTTTCCCTTTGCCATCGAGACCACTGCCGATTGCCAGGTGTTGGTGGATGGCGTTCTTCTGACCGGCGGTTATGCCATCCGCGGCCAGGCCAGCATCGATGGCGGCGCGGTCGTTTTCGATGCGCCGCCAGCCGCAGGTACCGTTGTAACCCTCCGCTATCGCGGTTCGGTCACGGTCACCGCCGCCGATGCGGTGCTGGGCCAGTTGGCCGACAAGGTGGTGGCGGGGACCAACATCGCCGTGGAAACGGTGACCGAGGCGGGCGGCGCGCAGCATCTGCGCATCGACGGTCCCGATACCAGTGCTTTCCTGCGCAAGGATGCCAATCTGTCGGACCTGTCCGACAAGGCGGCGGCACGGGCGAATCTCGAAGTCTATTCGAGTGCGGAGGTTGATGCCGCCGTTGCCCTGGCCGCCGGCAATCCCGTCGCGTTTTCGGTCGTTGCCGCCGCCGGACAGGAGAGCCTGGTGGCCGATTCGGCCAACGACGTGCTGACGCTTGCTGCCGGCGACAACATCCGGCTGACCACCGATGCCGCCGCCGACAAGGTCACCATCGGTGTGACCGGCCTGGGCACCGCAGCCTTCGCCAATCTGGGCACTGGCGCGGGGCAGATTCCCACCGCCGACCAGATTTCCACCATCGCCCGGCCCCTGTTTGCCGACGGCAATGTCAGTCGCGACCAGCTCGCGCTGATGAACTTGCGCCTGCTGGTGCATTCCACCGTAGCATCCGGCCCGCTGATTGGCGGCTATCAGTGGAAGCTGGACAGCAATGAGTGGGCCGCCGGCAGCAGTGCCTACACCTACGTCGCCGGATGGCCGGACTATTACGGCAATCTCGGCGGCTTGTCGGGCAACGTTTGCACCGGCGGTACGGCCATGGCCAATGTCAGCGGCCCGTACGCCAACGTATCCGTGGTGTTCGACGGAAACGTCGCGCCAACCTCCACCAACAACATGTGGGGCGGCAACGCTTTCAACAGTCCGGCGTCGTGGGTGGCCTATGACTTAGGCGCCGGAAACGCCAAGGACATCAGGCAGGTCAACTTTCTGCCGGGTATCAGCGACTATATTCCGGCCCAGGTTTCCGTCCGCTGCTCCGACGATGGCGTCAACTGGACTTCGGTGGCCACCCGCGCCAACGAGCTGGACCCCAAGGGCGAGGGTGTCATGCCTGGAACCATGCGTACGATTGCCGTTCCGCCCAGCGGCAGCCACCGATACTGGGGGCTTTTTGCCGATACCACCAGCACCATTATCGGCGGCAGCGCGGCATTCATCCTGGCCGAAGTGCAGATGATGGGCTTCAACGCTCCGACCAACATGACGCTGGTGTCGCCAGTGATCAATGTTGGCGATGTTCCTGCCCAGGTGCATGCCTATTTCCTGTGGAAGGACGACAGCGGCTCGGCGGTGCTGGGGAACGATCTGACCGTCGAGTTGTCGCGCGACGGCGGCATTACATGGATGGCGGCGGCGCCGAGCATGCTTGTTGCGTTCGACGGCATCTATGGGGTCGTCAAGGCCAGCGCCGACCTCTCGGCGTTGGCGTCCGGCGCCATGGTCAAGGCTCGGATCAAGACTTTGAATGCGAAGGCCCAGCGCGTGGGTGCGTTTGCTTTCTACGTTAACTAA